CCCCTGTTCATCGCCAGCGTCGGACCAAACGAACGGTCCCGCGCTTCGTATACGAACTAGCCGAAAACGGCTGGGAATCATATATATGATTCCATGCCGGTGGAAACGGACGAGCGTCTGCTCGATCCGATTTTGATCGACCAAGGAGTTCCATAGTAGAGTGACGATGTCCTTCGGTAAAATACCGAAGCAACATCTTCCATCCAGCTATAGTCTTCTTAATTGGTCTCAATGCCAGATCGCGTGTGAAGTATTCAGTTTTCTGAAGTCCTTCATTAACACGCTTTCTGCGTACTTGCCATTCGGAGGGTACTTCACGTAACGATGGGCACTCAATATTGAGGCCATCATGAGGTATTGAACCAAATTGCTTAAACAGCAATTGGCTTATTACCTCAAATGTAGTGTAGTATCCGTTGTCAAAGAACTGGTTAGCGTAAGCTATCCAGCTCGAGTAGACACTAGGGCTCTGTGTTGATGTCCAGACCGTGCGTAAACGCAACGGAGTGACGTTGATGCCTTTATAAGCATCTACGCCACAGGATTCTCTAAAGAATCCTCTGAAGCAACTCTTATCCCGGTTTACAAGTAAACCAAAGGCTTCGAGTCGTTCGATCGCGTACAAGGCATTATCTGTCTTGACGATCACATCATCACCGTATACTAAGATACTCTCACGAGTATCTGCATCCTCACAACTAGCCGACAGTATCGCCCAAACAGTAAGCGCCAATATTGGAAAGCATAACGCTGACCCCATTGGAGCGAACATATTGAGGTTTAAGATACTGCCGTCAGGGAGTGTGGTCGACAGGCTGCGTGCAGCCATCAAATATGGTAACATATGAGATGGGAACAAACAGCGAACTAAACCAACAGTCACTCGATCCGAGGCCTCTTTAAGGTCTAAGGTCGAGTATTTGCCAGTCCGGGAACCCAATAGGGCCCCGAATTGGTTGGGCTGTTGATTCGTGAAGTTGACATTCCACCTCGTTAAGGGGTGGGACTCAACTAGCTGCATGATACCGCGGCCAAGCCCTTGTTGAATCCATTGCATAGCAAGGGGTTCGCAAGAGATAAGCCGTGGCCCGCGGGAGTCCTTAGGCACAAGTATAACTTTTGCCGGGACTTCTGATAACTTGATAGCCGAAAGACTATCGAGTTCATCGCAAACGTGTCCAAGTGAAGCGTAGAAATACGCGTCAAGTGGATACAGGGTTGCGACACGTTCAGACACTGAACTGAATGTATACTTGTCCCAAAGCTTCTCTCTAGTAGAGACAGCTCCTGGACCGTGACAAGGTACAATGTCTGACGGATCAAAGTTCGCGAATACTTGTGAAAGTAATTTGCGAGCTTTGCGAATAACGAGACGAATAGAGGACGGCTGGATAAATGAAAGTATCTCAGAATAGGAATTTTTCCTATCTAAGAGACGATCGTCTATACAGTAATCAATATTATC